AAAATTGCCAAATCAGTAGAAGTTAATTTTTTCTTTGAAGATAAAGAAAGTCAAACTGATCTAAATTTAGCAATGGAAAAAGCAATGGAACAAATAGGTAGGCGTCCAAATAAGTTGCCTAAAAACTAAATCTTAAAACTTATATAATTATAGCCTCCTTTATCTTTTCAAGTATTTGTTTTGTCATTTTTTTAAAAATAGCAATCAATTATTGGAACAGTCACCCATCTGACAAGTATCACAACGACACATGGAAGGAAGACCGAAAGAAAAATAAAAAAATCCGGTAGCATTACACTACCGGATTCCCACCATTTAAAACAAAACACAACCTAAATTAAAGCAAATTATATTTTAAAAACTTCTGTTTTTTTAGTTTTAGCATCGATTACCGCCCAATGCTTTTTCACGTCTTCCACCGCTTCAATTTCAGCAGCTATGTCGATTTTTTCTTCTTCCTCATCCCACGGGAAAGAAATGATTTTAGACGCAGTAATACTTCTATCTTTTAAATTTGGCGACAAAACCGCAAACATCAATTGACGGGTTTGTTCCCACGAATTTTTCAAACTTTCGGTCTGCCTCTTCGAATAACCCGCTACACAATTATTGAACTGGCGCGGGAGTAAATTATAAAACTCATTCAGCTTCAACCCCACTTCAAAAGCCAAAGTTTCAAGATCGTCCCAATCGATTGTTACTTTTTGCGATTCGAGGGTTTTGCCGCCGGCAGCTTTTCCGCTTCACTTTTATTTTTTGGCATACATTGCCCAAGGTATTCGAAAATCTCTCTTAATTTTCCTAAATCTTGGAATAAAAAATTAATAAACTCATCAGGGTCAAAATCAGTAGCATCTTCAGGATTTTCACCTGCGAGAATACCACACTTTACAATGTTGGCAATTTTATCCAAGGAATCAAAGGATAGCTTTTCGAGATCTTCGCCAATTTTAGCAACGCACGCAATTACTTCAGTGTATTCGCCAATATTCCAAAGTTGGCCCAACAGTTTAAAAAACTTATAGCTAAAAAGTAAGCTATAAGTTTTTTCATTAGTTTGTATGATTAAGGAATCCATTAAGATACCGTGATAGTGATGTCTTCTTGTGTGAATCCATCAGCGTTAAAAATAACCAACTGCACAACATAAGTTCCTTCAGCTGCGTTGTCCGTCCAGGTAAATAATCCCGTGGCGTTATTAAATGAAATTCCGGTTCCAGGCAAAGGATTTGTGCCTGTAATTCCAAAAGAAGTCAAAGGACCATTTTCGGCAGTTACTTGAAAACTTCCATCAACACCATTTTCAACAGCAATAGTATTTGAACTAGTCATTTGAGGCGTCAGGTCAGGCACCGTACTTTTTGTAAGATTTCCGTTTCCTTTTAAAGAAAAGTCACCCGTAACCGTGTTACCCACTTCAGCAGTGATATTGCAACTTTCGATGTACGCTTTCCCTGACAAAATAAAATCACCGGCTGAATTAGTTGTGAATTCAACATCTAATTCAGCACCAGCCAATTGCAATCCTAAAACACCCATAAAATCAGTCTGAGCCGTATTCGCCGAATCTTTGTCTGCAACAAGCGAATTTGTCCCTAAAGTCCACGCGTAACTTCCAGGAGTGGAAATAGTTCCATTAGTATCTTTAGTAGCCAATTCCTCTAGCGTAGTGGTAATACCCAATGTACACGATGTGGTATGGAACAAGGTCTTCCCATTAAAAGAAAGTCTTACATTTTTACCCTTGTAAATTTTTGAAGCCATAATATTTTTTTTTAATTTTTAATTCGATTTAAAATTTAGAATTCCGATATAGGAATAATTTTCTTCATTGATCTCGACATCAGAAGCAATGAAGTTGTATTCATCACTATTGTCGATTATTTCTTTAATTGTATCGGTAAACGTTACACATTCATCATATTGGTTTTCGGGAAAGAAAAACGATAAGTTAAACTCAAATTCGCCCGTTTGCTTTGTTGAAACAATTTCGTTTACACCATAAATAGCAAGCGGCAAACCGATACTTCCATCAGCGATAAGCGGGAAAAGTTTAGTTTGCATTGTACCGTCGATTTCAACATTCATTACAGAAGTGAATTCGATTTTTGTTTTCAAAAAATTAAATAAAGCGATTCCTGCATTTTTCATAATCGTTCTAGTTTTCTTTGAATATACTTAGCGATTTTTTGTTCTGTATCGGCTGTTGCTTTTCCTTCGGTTTCTCTGAAGGTTTGTTTCATAAAAAATTTACCATCAACAAATCCTTTTACATTTGTGGCATTACGTCGGTTATTTCTTTTTTTACCTTTGTAAGTTTTATGACCTTGATCAACAAAATTGCCGTACCACCCGTCATTTTTACCTTTTGCACGCGGACCAACAGCCACCGTAGGATTATCAACTGCTGCACCTTTTTTAGCCACTATCGTACCGATGGATTTTCTTAAATTGCCGGGCTGTATAATTTTACGGGTGCGGCTTCCAGATATGACGTGAGGTTTTTTAGATACCGGTGCATTTCGCTTTGCCGCTTTTACGGTTCCAGAGGCAACTTGTTTAAGTATGCCAATCATTTCTCGTTTTTTAGAACGATCGGTGCGAAGTTTTTCAATTTTAGCAATGAGTTCCGGGAAGCCTTGCACTTGTATATCTAAATTACTACTCATAAACATTTACCTTTAAGGTCAAATATTGCTTTCTGCCAATTTCAGATATGTTGACAATTTTGTACTTTACAGAACCATCTTGCAAAATATAATCTTTGCCAAAATTCAAAATATTCTGATTGTACCGAATGGTATAACTTCTATTTATGGAATGCACTACTTTACCATCCAGTTCCTCGTTACCACTGTTTTCGTCCATTTTTGCAAAAACACAAATGACAGTTTGTTCAACTGGCTTGGTAGATCCTGTAGCTGATTGTGTTTTAACCATTTTCAAAATCACAACTTTACGATCCAGTTGACCGATAAAAGGTTTCTTTTCCATTAATACAATTTGTGAGCTCTTAACAATTTATCAGCCACGGTTGAATTAACTTCCGGACGATCTTCACGGCGTTCGTACATATCACCCACCAACAGCAAAACCGCTTGAATGATTGTTTTAGGGAGTTCATCAAAACCGATTTCGCACACTACAGTAACGGCATCAAAACGATCTGGCAATGCAGGAGAATCGATTGTCAAAGCCAAATAAGCAGATTTATCCACACGCATAAGAGCATAGGAAGTTTCAGCAAGCGTAACTGCTTCAGAAGCACTGTTCGGGAAATATGATACCGATGTGATTGTTTTAACCGGAAATACAGGAATTTTAAAACGAAGAGGCAAGTCATCCATCTTAATAGTTGCAGTTGCCGAAATGTTACCGCCGATGAAACTTTCGCAGTAAGAAACCGCCGCTGAGATGTAAGCTGTAATCAAATCATCTTCATCATCAAACGATGCATCTAAACGCAAATGTTTCTTAGCCATTTCTAGCGAAACAACTTCCGTAGCTTCCGGTAAAACAATCACATTAGTAATCATAGTTTTTTATTTTACGAATTCAGCGTATTTTGATTCCACAAGTTCCGCCGCCTGGTTAAGCGGGAAAAATCCAGTTTCACCTTCAGAATAAGCAAGTCCAAAAGTTCCAGTAGGCGAAACAAGAAATCTTACTTCTGTTAATTCACCTTCACTAGCAATACCTTCACCAGCAATACCTTCATCAGCAATCACTTCAAGGTTTTCAGCTACAACTTCATTTGTTGTAGTTTCTACAGCTCCTTCTAAAGAAGCTGTAGATTTACTTTCTTTTCCCATTGATTAAATGAATTAAGCAGTGGTTACGTCTTTACAAACGGTGAACGCTTTTGGCTCTAATAAAGCCACGTCCAAGTACACGTTTGCAGTGATCTCGATGTACCCTTCTTTTTTGCGAGATTTGTCATCTACAGAAATATCCATAAAACCCCACTGACCAACTATCATTTTTGAGAAGTCACCAAAGATGATAGCAGAACAAGCACCAGAAGTACTTCCTTTTGTCAAGTTGGAAGGAATGTGATTACTCATTGCGAATGGATAACCATTGATTTCGTTGTTTTGCAACAAGTAAGTTGCCTGACCAGCTTCTAAAACAGTAGTTTTTGCTCTACCACGAACTTTAGCGTTAGAAACGTAGTTCATTCGAGCACCGTTTGCGTTATCCACAAAAACTTCAGTTTCCAATTCTACCGCTTTTGCGAAAGTCAAGGCACCACCATTTGCACCAATCGCAACAGAATTGGTACCCGCTGCATTAAGAACACCAACAGGCGAATCGCCACCAGAAGCACCAGTTAAAGCAGCCAAATCGATTTCGTTTTCGATTGCCTTTCTGATCTCTGCCATTGTGTACATTTCCATATCAAAGCTTGATTGCATCAAGTTTTGCAAGGAAACCAATACAGAAACAGCCAAACGCTTCGGTTTCATTTCGATTTTTCCAATCGCTGTTTTAGTATTGACCACTTCATCAACTTCGCCCTCCCAAGTAGCAGTTACACCACCGTTGTTTTTAGGAAACTGTACATTTCCAGTCAATCCAGTAAGGAAAACAGCACCAAGGCTTTCAACAATAGGTTGCGGACGTAAGAAGTCAATTGGAGCCATTACATCAGTAGCAACAGCGTTACCACCGAATCCACCAGCGTCTTGTGTAACAGTTTGACCGTCAGCACGTGTAAATAATGGTAACGTGAACGAACTTGGCGAAACACCAATTCCAGCCGCACGAGCCGATTCAATACCACGATTATTAGCTTCCAATTCTGGACCTTCCAAAGAAGTACCATTTACCAACGAACGAA